TGACCAAAATTTTCTTGAACAACGTCACGCTGTTCTGTGCAAGCGCAGTCAACGTGGCTGGCGCACTGACACCCGTTGGCCTTTGCCCCGGCAGCGCCAGCGTGGTGCTGGCGGGCTTCTTCACGAAGTCTGGACCGAACCCCTCGGCCGTTAGGATGGCCTCGATGTCGGCCACCTCGAACCTGCCGCCTTCAGCAATGCTGCGCACCCGCGTAGCTGCGCGTACAGCCTTGCCGTTCTTCACGCCCGTGTTGGTGCTGTCAGGTACGCGCAGGACTCGGGAAGCATCGCCTGTGACAGCGGCGTCGATGGCCAGCCCGTGCTTGACGCACAACTCCTTGAACCGCTTGGCCAGCGGATACCAGTCGTCTTTGAACAACATCTCATCGAGCGGCCAGTAGGCGTGGATGCCGCCACCAGAATGCACCAGCCACGGGTCGCCAAGACCTGCCAGCCCCGTGTCCTCACAGAACTTCTGCAAGGCCTGCGCCGCAGCTTTGGCGCTCGGGTATGCCTTGGCCTTGATGACCAGTTCGCCGTCCTTGTCCGGCACCGGGATGTCCTTGGGATGGTTGCAGTCAAGGTCCACGGCCAGCACTTGGCTGGCGTGCATGTTCTCCTTGGTGCGGTCCTTGTCGGTGCCAAACGTGCCCAGCGCAAAGTAAGTGTCCAGCCCCGCCTTCGCCCACTTCTCCACCGTGGGCATGAGTTCCTCAAGTGTTTGTCCGTAGACGTGTTGTTTTTTCTTTGTAAGCTCTACCGCGCAGTAATAGCCATTACCCGGAGACGGCAAAACCGCCGCCATCAAATCAAGCGGAGTCATGAGAGTCCTTGGGAATGGGTTACTTGATGTCGTCTTGCAGCGCGTCGAATTTGTCAGTCAGGTCTTCGTAGCGCTTCCACAACTCCTGCACAAACTCAACGGGTACAGCGTAGTTCCGGATGTAGATATAGTTCATCAACTCTTCGTCGGTCAGGGCTTGAGGTTGTACTCGTGACATATTCTTCTCCATGCCTCATCCGCTGTGTTTGAGGACTGCATTATTGTTAAAAGGGTTTCCACGCGGTGGCGGTATGCGACAAACACTTCTGATCCGTTGAACCAGTTGTAGACGGTCTGCCGCGTGACACCGAGGGCGTAGGCAATTTTCGTGACGGGGAAATCCAAATGGATAGCCCAACGCCCAAGCTGGTTGCCCAGAGACTTGGGAGTCTTCATCACGTCATCAATGATTTTCTGCGAGTAAGCCATATCACTTGGCCATGGCCTTCATCACTTTGTCCAGCACGCCTGATGCTTCCAGCGCAGCCAAGCGCTCCAGACTTGTGACAAGTGACTCAGCCTGTTTGGCGGTCTCCGCAAAGTTTGTGTTACCCGCCACCTTGTTGAACTTTTCAATTGCCAGACCGAGCTTCTCTGCCCCGTCACGCAACTTGCCGTTGATGTCGCTCAGTTGTTTGTGCGACTCACGGGCCTGCTCAACCATGGCGTTTGTGTTTTTGAGAAGCGCTTCAGTCATCTCCTTGGCGTCTTCTTTTGCTTGCGCTAGTGCTGTCATGTACTTCCCCAGTGGTTCACGTTGATCTAAGTAAATGCCGGTATCAGCGGCAAGTTCGTACAGGGTGTCCATCGAGTGCCACCCACCAGCAGCGGTCGTGGAACCGCGCTGCTTAATCTGACGCATAGCGCCAGCAGTCAGGCCTTTTGTGTTGGCTGGAAAGATGATTGCCATAGTGTTTAGGTGGGGGTACTCGCTGCGTCTGGAGGCTGGCATCGGGTTGATCCGGTCGTCACCGCCCCGCGATACCTCACAGCATCCGCTTTCCCCCCGATTTAATTACTCGTCGTCCCAGTCAGCCACGATGTCAGCCAGCTTGGACTTCTTGGTAGGCACGGCACCACCTTTGGCGGTCTCCTTGCGCACTTCGGGTTCGTCGTCAGCTTCCGCAACGGGCTCGGCTTTGGCTTTAGGCTTGGCCTTGGCGGCCTTGACTTCCGCCATCGCGGCAGTGTCGTCCTCGTCCATCATCTCGCCCATGGGCTTGGCAACGGGCTTGGGGGCAGCGCCGGGGATGGCCATAGGTGCAGCCTTCATACCGTCAGCTTGCGCCACGGTCAGGGTCACAGCCTTCTTGGCATCGTCAGAGTCGCCTTGGGTCACAGCGATTGGGTACTCGTCATCTGTCAGCCAGCGCGTAGGCGCAAAGAACAGCTTGGGAGCTTCGGCCTTGGTGTCGAACTTCATGCGCGTGACGATCTGCTCGGGGTTAACCGGAGGTGTCTGCGCGGCCAAGAAGCGGGCGTAGGCTTGCAGGGGACGCTTGTCGCCATCTTCCTTGCCGAAGATGCTGGTCGCTGGGAGTGTCAGTTGCAGCACATCACCTTCAGGGTTGTCGGCCAGCACAACAGCAAGGCGCTGTTGGAAGCGGCAGGCACGGCTGTTGCCGTTGCCGGAACCGGCTTCGTTCTGTGGGCAACCCATGCAGGTCTTGCTCTGTGGAGCGGTGATGCTTGCGTCAGGCTTCTCGCCCTCATTGCTCCAGCAGTCAGGGCGCACAATCGCTTCGGCGTTATATGCGCCAGCGTAGAAGATGCGGCTAACCTTGGGAGCAGCGCGGACGATGATGACATCAAGGTGACGGTCTTCGATGGCGGCGACTTCCTTGCCACCTGCCACCAGACGGAACACGCCGCCCTTGATGGAGATGCGCTTGGTGGAGACACCAGCACCGCCGCCCGTCAGGGCCTTGGCTGTATCGGACAACTCGTTGTTACGAGCAAATGCGGGGACGTTGGACGAATTGAAAAGCGTAATGTTACTCATGATTGCGTTACTTTCGGATTGGTGTTACACGAATGTCGAACCCAGTGACTGAGTTCAAACCCGGCGGCAGAACGCCGGGGTTTTCTTCCAAGAACTGTGCCATGTTGGTTTGGGCGATGCGCTTTTCCAACAGGTCTACGACTTGATGCTCAAGCACGAATGCTTTGAACGAGTCCCAGTCCTGTGTGTTGTAGCGCGTCGATTTCATCAACGACACGGTTCCAGAGGAAGTCTTGACCGATGTCAGGCCGAGGGCTTTCATCTGGTCTTTGATGGCTAGGCGAATTTCTTCGCGCTGTTCTTCAAGGTCAGCCAGCGCTTTGTCGAGCTGAGCTTGCTTGGCCTTGATCTTGGCGTGGATGGCTACCAGCTTGTCGAGCGGAATTGCTTCGACTTCCGGTGCCTCTTCGATGTCTTCGGTCATTGCTTTCTCCTGTGTTTTTTGTCAAGCGTTATACAGTTTACATGGCTTTTTTGGTGGCGCAACCCCTTTCAAGAATTTATTTCAAGGGTGAACATCTCAGTCAAAAGTGAGCTATCGCTTACTTTTGCTCTGAGGGCTTTGAACATCTTGGCCTCCACCGGGGAGCTCTGGATGTGGATGACGGTCACCTTGTCGGAGTCCTGCCCCTTGCGGTCGGCACGGGCAATGCACTGGATGTACTGCTCCACGCTCATCAACGGGCCGTAGAACACCACGGTGTCGGCGGCAGTCAGCGTGATGCCGTGCGCTGTGGCCTGTGGCTGCATCACCAGCACCCTTGGGGTGGGGTCGGTCTGGAAGCGGTGAATGATGTCGCCACGTTTGGTTGCAGACACGCCGCCGTGGATGCACTCGTTGGTGATGCCCTTGGATGTCAGGTGCTTCTGGATCGTCTCGATGCTGGCGCGGAACAACGCGAAGATGATGACCTTGCGCTCGGTCTCCTCCAGCACTTCCTCCAGCACGCCAAGCCGGGGGCCAGCGTCAAACTCCACCACCTCTTTGGTGTCGGTCAGCGCAGCGCCGCAACTGACCTGCAACAGCTTGCTCAGCATAGCAGCGGCATTGACCGCTGTGATGACTTCCCCCGCCGCCCGCACCAGCATCTGGTCTTTGAGCAGGTTGTAGTACTTGGACTGCTGTGGAGTCAGCGGCACCTCGCGGGTGAGCGTCATCACTGGCGGCAAGTCAAGGCACTGGTCTTTGGAGTACCGGATCGCTGGCTGCAGCGCACTGAACACACGGTCGCGTGCATCGGGCTTAGGTGCCCACTTGTACAGCGTGATCTTGTTCATCACCGAGTCACGCCATCCTGTGTAGAACAACGGCACGTTGTCGGGGTTGACCAGCTTGGCCAGCCCATACGCATCAGCGGGCGACTGCGAGGCAGGTGTGCCCGTCATCATCCACAGGTGGGTCTTTGGCTTGAGGACGGACTTGAGCGTCTTCCACCGCTTGGTGGTCACCGTCTTGTAGGCGTTGGCCTCATCGACAATCACCAGATCGAAGCGGCCATCGTTGACGATCTCCTCGGCAATCAGGTTTAAGCCATCGTAGTTGCAGATCACGAACTCGTAGTCTTGCTGGATCATCTCGATCCTGCGCGATGCCTTGCTGTGATGCGCCACGATAGCCGAACGGTGAATGATGCTGTTGTTCAGATCACTTAGCCACGCTGAGTGCATGATCGACAGGGGGCACAGTATCAACACACGCTTCACAAAGCCTAGCTTCATCAAGTAGTCAGCGGCCCACAGCGCAGCAAGCGTCTTGCCTGTGCCGGGATCGTTGAAACAAAACGCACGCTTGTGCATGGTCAGAAACGACGCCGTCTCTACTTGGTGAGCCATAGGCTTGTAGCGCCCCGGCCAGTCATAGCGCCGTGTGATCGGTGACTGGATGTCTTTCACGCCGAGGTTCTTCAGAACACGCGCCTCATCGAGG